CAATGATCCGATGCCCGCACGCCTCGCCACAGGGACGGGTAACGGTCGGCTCTTGGCCTTCGCGCGTCGTCACCTTGACACCACGCAAGCAATCTTCGCAGTAGTACAGCGGCGGGCCGATCTTCTCCCACAAAAGTTTCTGAAACTCCGACCGCTGGTCAGGCATCAGGATTCCGTCACCGTCAGCGCGCCCGCTGCAAACTGCGGGGTGATGCCGCTGGAAACCGCAAGCGGGCTATTCAGCGAACCGTAGTGCCAGACCGTGCCCGCCGATGCGAGTGTCGTGCCGATGGCAACGTCCGTGAGGGTCGCGCCCGTCACACCGCACTGCGGGAAACTGATCGCCGCCGCGTTCGCAGTAGCACCACCCGATGCCGCATCCCAACCCGTCGAGCGGGCGACGGCCTGTCGCGCATAATCCGTATACGACGTTTCGTTCGTGGTCTGATTGTTACCCGTACCCGGAGAAGCCGTGTGCAGCGAAACATAGGTATTCGTGAACGGCGTCGATGCGGCGTTATCCGCCACGCTCGCCCAAGCCGTCGCGCGATACATCAGATTGATGATCGAATTGCACGTCGATGTGGATTTCGGCATTTCTAACCTTCCTCTAGGCTCGCGCCGGTCATGCGGCCATCGGCCCCACGCTCGACCTTGACGCGCTTGTTTCCACCGGTCGGAAGCGGCACCACGATGACTTGCGGTGCGCTTTCCTTCGGTTCCTTGGCTTCTGACTTCTCGTGCGCCTTCTGCTGCGCCTGAAACTCACGTTCCTGCGCGCCGTTTAGCGACTGTTCCGCTCGTGCTTCCCGACCGTCCGCAATCTTCGCGCTCTCAATAGCCGTGCGTGTTTCGAGGTCGCGCTCTTTCAGTGCGAGTTCGCGTTCCTTGATGCCCAATTCCCGAGCGCGCAATTCCAACTCCGCGCCCTTGAACTGGCTTTCGAGTTGAATGCGCTGCTGTTCAATCTGCGTCTTGGCCGAGCGGTCCTGCGCTTCCAACTGAAGCCGCTGGCCTTCGATCTGGCCCGACTGCTGAAGTTCGGCCTGTTTGGCTTGCATCTCGGCCTGTGCGCGCTGCATCTCGGCCTGCATCTTGATCTGCTCGGGATCGGGCGGCGGGGGCTGCGGGTTGGCTTTCTGCTCTTCCATCTTCTGCGTGGTCTGCTGTTCCCACGCGTCCAAGGCGTCCTCGGCCTGCTTGCCCAACTTGAACGGACGAGCAAGACCCATGAACAGTTTAATCGCCACGTCCGCAGGCATCGCCCCCGTCTGGACTGCGGGGCCAATTGCTTGGAAGAACGAACCAGCGCCTTGAATGAACTGCCCGGCCTGCTGCTGTGCCTTCTGCACGTCCGCCTGAATCGTGCTGTCCGTCTCGATATCAATCCGGTACGAACGCACGATATCGGAGCGGAGGATTTGCTCCATTTCCGGCGTCACCTGTACGCCCGTCATGTTCGTCAGCGTCTCGGGGCTGAACCGCGTGGCGATGATCTCCGCCTTGATGCGGAACAGGTCGCGGACGTAGCGTTGAACGTCGGCCTGCTGCGCCTGAAGTCGAAGCGATCCCCACTGAGACTTAAGCTGCTGTGCCCCAAGCGTCTCGCCTGCGTCGGTCTGGCCGCGCATAACGTCCGCAACGCCCGTAATCTCGAAGATGACCGCCTTGATCTGCTCGCGGGCGAGGTAAAGCTCCTTGACCACCCCGATGATGGCCTCAAGCGGCCACTGCCATACGGCGTTATCAAGCCCACCTTGCAAGAACGCCTGGATGTTGTCGGACGGGACGTATTCGCCGTCCTTCGCATCCTTCACGAGCGAGAACGCATCCGACAGGTCGGAGGCATACACGCCACGGGCCTTGAGAACCTTCGTCAGCGCCGTGATGCGGCGAGTGATGATATCGAGTTCTTCGGCCTGATCCTTGTACAGCCGATAAGGCTCAATCGGCGTCTGTGTGTCCGGTGTTTCCACGGCCAGCATTGGGCGCGGAACGTCGAAGAAGCCTTCCAGCTTCAGAATGTCGGACTCTTTCTTGAGCGGGGCTTGCTTGTACGAGGGCGCGATAAAAAGAATTTCGCGCGCTTCCTTGTCCCAAATCTCCCACACCATGAGACGCTTGAACACGTCCGGGGCGCGGTTGTCGTCGTCGTCCTTGTCGGACTTCCCGTCAACGCGGCTGTCGAGCGGGATCGTCGCGCCAATCTGCTCGTTAAGCCCGATGACCTGTTCGCGGGTCAGGTAATGGCGATACGCGATCCAAGGGGTCTTAGACCAGATGCGTGCGGGACCGATACGGAAGTCCGCCCAATCCACCGGCTCGCAAACGACGGCCTCATACACCACGTTGTTTTCGGCGTCGAACTTCGGCTCATACCGAACGCGGGTAACAGCACGGCCCGGCAACAGACGATCCTTGACCGCCGCGCGCATCGTCCCATCGAAGTCGTACGTATCGACCGAGTACGACAGCGCCCGCTCGATGACCTGCGAAACCTGCTTATCAAGCGGGTTGCCCGACATGTAGCGCGGGCGAACGTCGGGGATCGGGACCGAGTTATAGAGCGCGGGCGCAAGCGTCTCGGTGTTGGCGTACAGGATGTTATAAGCCTTGTCCTTGCGTTCGGCGTGCTTGCTATCCCGATAGGTGTCAATGCTCGATTGACCGCCCTTGCGCCAATCTTCCTCTGTGCGCGACGACAGGTCGAGGGCTTCGAGCCAGAGGCGGACCAGCCCCTCTTCTCCCGGCCCAGCGTCCTTGCGGGTATCGAATACCGCGCCGGATTCTGTCGTGTCGTCAGCGGCCACTTACTTAGACCTGGCCCCGACGGATCGGCGCGAAGTTAACAGTCGTGGGACCAGCCGCAGACCCGATGGCCGCAACGTGCGTAACCAGTTCATTCGCGGGGAGATACGCCACGCCAAGCGGGGGAAGCACAACGTCGGTCGTCAGCACCGCCGTCTGTGCGCCCGTGCCGATGCGGACGCCAACGTGAAGGGTCGCGGACGTATTCGCCACGCGGACCACATCGCAGCCGGTGCACGTGATCGTGCCGCCGACACTCGATGCCGTGGCCGAGACGTTCACCGCCGTGCCGGGTACAACTGCGTCAATCATGTTAGTCCTCAGCTTGTCTTGCGCGCTCTTTGCGCTTGATGATTTCGCTAAACGTCAGGCCCGAAGTGATCGAGCCGTCCGGCTTGGCGATGAAGTCGTAAACGGGCTTTGGTGCCACTGGATCGGCGCGCAACTCACGCCATGCCATCGCCATGTACCGGGCCGCGTCCGCCGTGTGGCTCGTCCAATCGTGCCTCGGACGATCCTTGAAGGTCTTTAGCTTCTCGTCGTATTCGGTTCGGTACTGCCGCAACGCCTCGATGCCCTCACGGCACCGCACCGCATCCCACCTAGACCGGGGCATAGACACGCGAAGGGCGTTGATACCGTCCATCACGTCGTTCTGCCGCAGCACTTGGGGAAATGCGCCCGTCAATTCCTTGAGCGTTTCAACCCGCGTCCGACCCGTTCCTAAGTCTCGGGCCATCGCATCATGCGGGACGTAGTGCTTGGCGTACTTGTACGGCTTGGACTCTAGAACCGCCGCGTAGTGCGCCAGCCCGTGCCCGTGGGCTTCGTAGTGGTCGATTACATGTAACTCAGGCCCGACAACCTGGAAGAACCAGATCGCCGTCGCGTCGCCTATGCCCAAGTCCCAAGCGGTGTAGACCGAAACGGCGGGATCATACGGAACATCGGCAACGCGCCCTTGGCGTTCGAGTTCCGCGATTTCCCGACCGTAGAAGGCACCCAATATCGCAGCGTCGAAGCTGCATTCGTATTCCTGCGCGTACTGTTCCGGCGTCATGTCGCGCCGTGCAGCGTCCAATTCTTCTGCGCTTAAAATCCCCGTTTCCGAGGCGCGCAACATAAACCGCGCCCATTCGGGGTCATGTTCGGCGCGTTCCCACAACTCGTAAAAATTATTTCTTCCCTTGGGCGTGCCGATAAAAAGCGCCCTGCCCTTGCGGTCACTTAGCGCCGGTCGAATGACCAGCGGCCAAACACTCGGGGGCATATCCGCATATTCATCGAGCACAACGTCGTCGTGGTAGACGCCGCGCAACGCATCTCCGCCGCCGTCTGCCCCGTAAAGCTGAATCCTAGCTCCGTTCAACAGCGTGACGCGCAATTCCGTTTCGTGCGGCTCGTCCGCAAGCACCGGTTCGGCTATCAGCTTCAGGTAATCCCACGCCGCGCGCTTGGCCTGTCCGTAGGTTGGCCCGACATAGGCGCAGCGGGGCATAGGAAGCCGCGTGGTGAGCGCGGACAGGACCAGGCGTTGAACCGCCCCAACTGTCTTGCCCGCGCGTCTGTGTGCAACGGCAACCGAAAAGCGGCTACTCGCCCTCACCATCGGCTTGAGTTGTGGCCGGATGGCTATGCGAAGGTTCTGCGTCTGCAATTTCAACCAAAATCCGCTGCTTGGGCGTGTTCCCGTCCTTGTCCGTCTGTGCGGCTAGATCGGGCAGGGATTTCTTGAGCAACGCGACGGCTGCTTGCACTTGCGTCGATGACATATCGACTTCGCCAAACGCATGATTTTCAAGGCGTTTGACAAGCTGGGTGGTTCTGATTTTCTCGCGCGCTTCTGCAATGTTCATCGCGTTGCGCTTGGTCGCTGCCATTTCGTTACGGCGGGTAGCCGCCTCACAAAATAAAATTTATTTCGGCAAAGAAAAGCCCCGCAGCCGGTTAAGGCGCGGGGCGAGTTGGGGAGGAAACAGGAGAGCCGACGCCACATGCGAGGCTATCGGGATTATGCCGCAATTCCGGAAATCTGCGACATGCTATTGTGCGACACACGTTTCCTAGCAATTCCCGCAAGTTGTATGCAGTGCGCGAGATAATGACGTTGCGCCGTGCGAACACACATGCCGAAATGCTTGGCGATATGCTTCCACGACCGGCGATGACCCGGAATGCAGCCCGCCCTCCACCACAGCAGGCGGCGCTCGTCCGGTGTGAGTGTGGACGCCGCGATGATCGCGTGCAGCTTGTCGAATTGGCTGATCGCCTTGGCTGATGGCGGGGATTTGCGAACCTCGGTCTTTAGGTCCACCATCTCGATCAGGCCAAGTTCCCGCATCGTCTCGGGCCAGTTGGACTTGTAACCAGCGGGGAATCCACCGGAGGCGCTAAGGCGGCGTAGGGTGTGACCGGCTTCGTCTAGGGCTTCTGCGATTTCGAGTGCTGTTTTCATGTTCTCACGGCCTCCGAAGAAAAGAATTTGTTTTAGGGTTTGGGGCGGGTCACTCGCTTAGAATCGCGTCAATCATTCTGTTCCAGTCGCTTTCGTGAAGTCCGATATTCTCCGCAACCGCCGTAAGTGCCTTGGGCCAGTCCCCGTTTGCGGCATACAGCGAACCTATCGCCGCCTTGGCATCGATTAGGTATGGCACCCGATGCGCTTTGGTTAGGCGCGACCACGGCTTGCACCCCTTCCCGTTTCGGTCCTCGTAAATCCACCTAGCGGCCCTTTCGACCACGCTTTCCGCTTTACCGCTCATCTCGTATCTCCATTCGGCGGGTCAGGTCGATC